GGGTAGCTGTAGGACCAGAAGAATTAGATGAACAATTTAAGTTCTACTTAACAGATAAATCTGGGGTAATAGAAAACATAGACGAAGAGTTTGAGCAAGAAGGTATAGCAATGAGTACATACTCAGTATGTAGAAAATCAGACGGATTGTATGGGTGTTTAGTATATGCTCCTAACTTAGAAGTAATTACAGACGATGCAATACCACATGAAGCAGTACATGTAGCTGACTATATGTATGAAGAATTAGGCGTACATGCTGTAGAGTCATACTCTCAAGGAAATGAAAATTATGCTTACTTAGTTGGTTGGGCTGCTGGTTGCATCAGTAAAACTATAATTAAAGAGAAACAGAATGATATCTGATCATATATTTCAATGCATGAAAGAAGATAGTAGTGATTACTATCCTACTTCAGGATATAGAATAATACCCGGAGTTAGAGAAGTGCCAATAGAGATAGCATATAAAACTCTTTACATATGTGATCTTATGCATAAATATATAAACACACCGGATATTAAAATACTTAATAAATTAAAAGAAATGACACACGAAGAAAGCAAAAATATGTGGGAACTGGAGAAAAAGAACTCTAGACCAGAACTATTCACTAAACCAATGAAAAAGTTATATGATGTAGTTGAGAAATGTATTGAAGATGATATTATCAGATATGATGATTTCACAAGCGATATGATTGATGAACTTACTACAGTAATGGTAGAGAATGGTAAGAAAGAAGAAGAAACTACATTAGATAGAGCAGAACAAATTGATCAGATTTGCAATAATTTAACTAAAAAGTATGAACAGAAATATAGTACCAGAGAGTCTGGAGTAGGAGTTGCAGACGTACACACAGATAGTGTAGAAGTACAAGACACTGAAGGACTATGTGAATCCGAATGTGCCACTGTAGAGAGCACTGACGATAGTACAGAGATTGCATAAAGAAAAGTATTTAGGATATAAAATTGATTGAATTATGGTAAAGTATATAGCGACAAAGAGAGAAGGCGATGTAATAGTAGCGAACTTCGAAGAACAAAAAGTAAGCAAAGCTACATATGGCAGTGGATTTGATTATAGTTATACAATAACTGAACCGGGTGAATGGATTGTGGATGGTGAAAAGTTATTTGATGTCAACGAAGGAGATGTAGTACTTAAGATGTACTCTGTTACAAATAATTGGGAAGAAAAAGAATATATTAAGATAAATTCTCCTGAATTGAGAGATTACGAAAATAGAAGAGCAGATTGCGAAAAACAGCGCGCATTGGAAAAACCTCGTAATCTAAATGAATGTGTTTGTTGTGATGTAGCTGAAGCATAATGTATGGAAAAGATACTAAATAAACAAACGAGGAGAAGCGATATCATTTAACACTGAATCGAACTCTATTACTCCAATGATAGACAATATCACATGCAACTTATACTAGGCAGATAAAGATGGTCAAGTTGTTACTAATAATGAAGTTATTGACGTCAAAAAAGGAGAATTTATACTATATTGCAGATTATGGTAGGAAGATAAATTTATAACAAAAACAGTAATTATATCTGATCCTACAACTATTTATGATTTGAACGAATGGTATAAAGAACTAAATAAACAGGATAATGAAACTATTTGATATAGTCGGTGGTAAAGTTGTAATTCATTCTGATGCCTTAGGTATCCCATGCTTTAAAAAGGTATGGGATGCTGATAAAGCAGATAAAGAACATGCTACTAAAGTAATCAGTTACATTGTACTTAAGAATAAATGGAATAGTCCTTATGTACTAAGTATGGATCCTGATAGCATCGAGTCCAAGTTGAAAGAAGAACTATTCGATGATGTTAATTATGAATTATCTGCAGCGGAAGTAGCATGTGAAGAACAGTTTAAAGAGTTCTGCAATACTCGTCTACTTAGGATGTTACAGAATATGAGACGTAAGCTTGACAGTTTCAGTGATTACTATGAAGAATCATTAGGTGAAGACTTAGATGAAAAGAAGATTGAGAAGTATTTAGCTGGATTTGAGAAAGTAAAAGGAGCTTATATTACTCTAGATTTCTTGGAGAAAGCGGTTAAAACAGAAGAACTTAGTACATCTAAAGTTAAAGGTGATTCTAAGGTTAATCCATATGAATTGACAAGATAATACATCAATTACAACTTAAATTAAACAACACGTTATAATAGATAAAATTAAACTAATATGAAAAAGCAGATTGATATTGTCATTGATATGACTAAAAGCAAAGAAGAGATTTGGGCACAGATTGATGAAGCATACAATACTTTGAGAGCATTGAATGTTAAGAAACCTAGTCTGTGGAAGAGAATCAAATCTTGGTTCTAAAAGTGAATCCGGGACACTATAACTCCCGGAATATATTGCCCTCTAATTTGTAATGGTAGCAAGGCTGGCTCTAACCCAGCAGGTGTGGGTTCGAATCCTACGGGGGCACCAATAAGGAAGGTCAATTCACGATTTGGGTAATGTACAAGACAGCTGAGGCGTTGGCATTTTGTTTTGTAAACCTTCCTACGATATTAAAGGTACGTTTGCAGTAGCTGTGGGTAGTATCCGAACTCCTGAAAGATGGTAAGAATGACCCTCTACGTATCTTTAAACTTAGTGAAGTATGGCGCGCATACAACGTAACCTCCTAAGTCACTGACTATATAAGGAAGCTTATAGTTAACACAGCTCATGATGGACCTAATCGTAAGTAGGTGAGTTTGACAGAGTTCTCAGATAAACTGTAGTTTAACTAAACTTTGTATGAAAGGAATAGAACAAATTAGTAATAATAAATTCAAAGTACTGTACGGTCATACTATAATAGGCAATAAAGTAGGGTTTATTTATAGAACGATGGATCTGCAACAAATGAAAGAATATGCCGAAAATTGTAGAAAAGAAATCAGGTTTAATTCCACAAATAGATAAAGCTAATTCACATCATTACAGTAAGTTAACGCTTAAAGATTTAGAAGAAGCTTTACTAGAATTATTTGGTAAAAAGTATGGAAAAGGCAAGAGGTAAAAATGTAATATTTTATATGGAGGATGAATTAGGGAGACCTGAATTCATGGGAGATAAAATGTTAAAAGCTATAAAAGAACTATTCGCTCCTACAAAATATAAATATTATAGCCTTGAAGAATTAATAAAAAATAATGGTAGACTTCAATAAATAGATAAAAAATAGCAATAAGTTTAGATAGCCAGCCCTCAAGTTTTTGGAGACTGGCTCTTATTGTTAGTATCCTGCAGGTACATCAGAGTACTTTAAATACTGGGATGAATAGATGGATAGATGTAAGTATGGTTATACTGCTGATGATGGAGATTTCATTAGTGGGTATAACTATTTTTATTTAAACTTCTGTCCTATTCAAAGGATTATCTACACTACAATTACTAATCCAGATGGATCTACAACTACTAAGAAAACACGTGACTTGTAGTTCCCAGACTTCTATGACTATGACTATTACTTCTTCTTAGCAGTAGAAGATGCAGAAGAACAAAGTAAACACTTATGTGCACTGAAGAGTAGACGTAAGGGTTATTCATATAAGAATGCAGCAATGGCATGTCGTAACTACTATCTATTTGCAGGTAGTAAAACATATATCTATGCTAGTAATAAGCAATACTTAACAGAGGATGGTATTCTTACTAAAGCATGGGACTATATGGACTTTATAGATAAGAATACAGCTTGGGGTAAGAAGAGATCTGTTAATACTCAGATGCGTAAACGTGCCGGTTTCTTTACTAAAGATGAATACGGTAATGAGGTTGAGAGTGGGTATAAATCAGAAATCATTGGTGTTACTCTAAAAGATAATCCAGACGTAGTTCGTGGTAAAGCTGGTAAACTTATTATATTTGAAGAGGCTGGTTCCTTCTCAGAATTAGGTGCAGCGTGGCAAATTGCTAGACCATCTGTAGAACAGGATGGTATTGCATTTGGTACAATGATTGCATTTGGTACAGGTGGTGATGAAGATAGCCACTTTGAAACACTGAAGGATATGTTCTACAATCCAGATGGTTATAACTGCATAGGATTTAAGAATATATGGGATGAAACTCCATCTGATAAACTGTGTGGATTCTTTATTCCACAGTATACCAATATGGACTTCCGTGATGAGAATGGTAAACGTGTTTACATGGATGATGACGGTAATACACTGTATAAGAAGTCTGTAGAGTACATATTAGCTGAACGTAGAAAGGTAATAGAGAATGCTACTAACTCAGTAGCAGTAGACCGTTATGTAGCTGAACACTGTATAACACCACAAGAAGCATGTTTGGAATTTGGAGGTAACATATTCCCTAAGAAAGAATTATAGGAACAATTAGCAAATATACGTATAAATAAACACCTAAGTAATCACAAATAGGTAGGAGATTTGATATGGGATGCTAATGGTTCTATTAAGTGGGTACTTAAGAAAACAGGTGATATTACACATTATCCATTAAAGAAGGATGATGATCCTACTGGATCTATAGTTATATGGGAACACCCTGTAAAGGATGCTCCTATTGGTTTATACATACTTGGAGTAGACCCATATGACCATGACTAGTCAGGTACTAATTCATTAGGCTCTACGTTCGTTTACAAGCGATTCTAGAGCTTTGAAAACTATTATGATATAATCGTCGCTGAATACACAGGACGCCCTACAACAGCCGAAGAATACTATGAAAATCTACGTAAACTAGCAGTTTATTATAATGGTAGAATAATGTATGAAAATGAACGTAAAGGTTTGTTCCCATACTTTACTGCTAAACATTGTGACTACTTACTTGCTGATCAACCTGATATTATATCTGATATTGTAGGTAATTCTAAAGTATAGAGAAAAAAGGGTTGTCATATGAACAAACAGATCAAGCAATGGGGAGAAGGCTTGATTAAAGACTGGTTAAATGATGAACAAGCTCCCGGTAAAAAGAACCTGCATAATATACTATCAGAGCCGCTATTAGAAGAACTTATAAGCTATAATGATACAGGAAACTTCGATAGAGTCATGGCGTTGATGCAGGTAATGATTTATAGAGAACAACTCTATAATCTAAAGGTTAAAGAGAAGAAAAAAGAGAATAGAGATAGGGTACTATTTGATGGACCTATCTTTACTCAAGAGTGGTATCATGACGATGATATTACTAATGATAATATAGAAGCATATATGTTTTAACTATGAAAAATATCAATCAATTTCCTATACAGAAATTGCCAATGTCTAAGAAGACTCAAGACTGGAGAGAATCTTGTGTAGATTACATTATAGGTCACAGTCAAGGAGGTTCTAGGAATGGCAATACCAGAACTCGCAAGGAAGAGATGTAGACTTACTATGATCTTTACAATAGTATATACAATGAGAAAGATCTTAAGTATGTTACTAACCCATTTAAACAATAGGACGGTTTCCCTGCAATGGCTTAGGATTATAATATAATCAAGCCAAAGATAGACCTACTATTAGGTGAAGAAACCAAAAGACCTTTTAACTTTAAGGTAGTACGTACTAGTGAGATAGCAACTAGTGAGTTACAGGAAAAAGCTAAACAGATGTTGATGGACTATATTCAGGCTACCATCATGAGTAAACTAGGACCTGAAGAATAGGCTAGATACCAAGAAGCTTTGCAATCTGGTGAGATTATGCCGCCAGAACAGATACAGAAATACATGAGTAAAGACTATAAAGATATTGCAGAGATTACTGCATATCATAGTCTTATGTACTTAAAGAATAAACTCAACATTAATCATGAGTTCTTTAAAGGTTGGAAAGATGCATTAGTAGGTGGAGAAGAAATATACTATATAGGTATAGTAAATGGAGAACCATGTCTAGAACGCATCAATCCTATTTACTTTGATTATGACACTGAAACATCAGACTTAGAGTTTATTCATGAAGCACAATGGTGTTGCTATGAAATGAATATGTCAGTAACTGAACTGTATGATAGACTGTATGATAAGATGACAGAGAAACAGTTGAATGAGTTACTTGATATGATGAGTGATAGTGCTAAGGGAGGTATTAATCCTGAAGTAAGAAAAACATCATTAGATTATCCGCATATTAAAACTCATACTATTAATGGTTTTAGCTCTAACCCATTTGATGGAAGTGGAGATAATATCAAAGTATATCATGTATGTTGGAAATCATTCAAGAAGATAGGGTTTGTTACTATAATTGATCCAGAAACAGGTATGCCTGAGACATATGAAGTAGATGAAACATACAAAGAAACAGGTATGGAAATATCTGTTGAATGGAAGTGGATCATTGAAACATGGGAAGGATATAGAGCTGGAGAAGATCTCTATATAGGCATAGAACCCGTTGAATATCAATATGTATCATCTGATAATCCTAATGCACAAAGATTGCCTTATACTGGAGTAATATATAATAATACTAACAGTAGACCAAGATCTTTAGTAAGTATGATGAAACCATTACAGTATATGTATATTGTACTTTGGTATCGTCTTGAACTTGCAATGGCTAGAGATAAAGGTAAGGTAGTGAATATGGATATTACTTAGATACCTAAATCTATGAACATAGATGTATCTAAATGGATGCATTATCTATCTGCACTTGGTGTTAACTTTATTAACCCATATGAAGAAGGTTGGGATATACCGGGTAGAGAAGGTGGTAAACCATCTCAGTTCAATCAAATAACAGCGTTAGATCTTACTATGGCTAATACTATCAACTAGTATATTATGCTCATGGATAAGATTGAATCTATGTTATCTGAAATATCTGGAGTAAGTAAACAACGTGAAGGTTCAATATCATCTAATGAGTTAGTAGGTAATGTAGAAAGATCAGTACAGCAATCAGCACATATTACAGAACCTTGGTTCTGGACACATAATCAAGTGAAGAGGGAGTGTTTGAATATGCTGCTAAACACAGCTAAATGGGCTTGGAAAGATGGTAGTAAGACTCATCTTCAGTACATATTAGATGACGCTACTAGAGCATTCTTAACGCTATCAGATAACTTCCCATATGAAGACTTTGATATATTCGTAGATGATTCTACTAAGAATCAACAGAATATTGAGTTCCTTAGAAGTCTTATACAACCTGCTATGCAAAATGGTGCTAGTCTGCTTGATGTAGTAGAAATCTTTACTAATGATAATACTACGATGATTAGAAACAAACTTGAAGAGATTGAGCAGAAACGTATGGAACAGCAACAAGCTATGGAAGAGGCTCAAGCTCAGAGAGAACAACAGATGATTCAGATGTAGAATGAGGTTAAGGAAGAAGAGTTGATGATCAAGGAAGCAGAAATGGATCTTAAGAAATATGAAATAGATTCTAATAATGCAACTAAGATTACAGTAGCTCAACTTAATGCATATAGAGGTGCAGAAGATATGGATCAGAATAACAATGGAGTTCCAGATCCAATGGAGATTGCAGCTCAAGCATTAGCAGAAAGAAAACAAGCATCTGAAGAAGCTTCTAAACAATTCGAATTCAATGCTAAGTTAAGAGAGCAGCAGATGAAGAAAGATATAGAAGAAAAGAAAGTAGCTTTAGAGAAATAGAAACTACAATCTCAGAAAGAACTATAGAAGATGAAAGATGATGCAGCTTTAGAAAGAGAAAAGTTGAAAGCTAAAACGGCATTGAAGAATAAAACTAATGCAGAAGCAGCAAGAGGTAAATAATTATGGCAGGAGTATATTAGATATATAATAAAGAAACTAATAAAAGATATATAGGTAGCTCTATTAATATAGAAAGAAGATTAAAGGAACATAAAAGAAATCTTAAAGCTAATAGACATTCTAATCAACATTTACAGAACGCTTGGAATAAATATCAAGAATATCTAATATTTGAAGCACTAGAGTACTGTGAGCCGGATTAGTGTTTAAAGTTAGAATAGGAATACATAGATTACTATAATTCTGCCAATAGAGAGTTTGGATACAATATTGATCCGCAGGCTGCATCTGCTGGCAAACATCTATCCGAAGAAACCAAATAGAAGATAAGCAAAGCTCATACTGGTAAGAAAATCCCTCCAGAAATAGTAGAGAAGGTAAGAAAAGCTAATACTGGTAAACCAAAACCAAAATAGTCAGAAGCAATGAAACGTAAATATAAAAATGGGTACACGATCCCTAGATTTACTGATGTTTCTGCAGATAAACAGATGATTTGGAAGTCCCATTTGTCAGAAGGACAGATTAAACGGTATAGTGATTATAGTAATAGACCAGAAGGAGTAAGTTTAGAGGTTTTATTTATGGATGGCAGAATTGAAGAATATCCTTCTATGAGAGAAGCCGCTAGAAGATTAGGAATAGATAAAGGAGCAATCAAATACGCACTCGATAATACAGGTGGCTTTATGAAGAAATTAGATTGTTATTTTATAAAAGTAGTAGGAGAGAAGTAATATGAAATTAATATATAATAATATTATACCTTTTAAAGGGTTTAAGGCAATGAATTTATTTGGTTTGTGTTTTGTACGCAAAGGTATGAAAATGTCTGAAAAAGATATTAATCATGAAAGTATACACACAGCACAGATGAAAGAACTGTTATATATACCGTTCTATCTGATTTACTTTGGTGAATGGCTAGTAAGATTATTTATGAAAGGTAATGCTTATAGAAATATAAGCTTTGAGAAAGAAGCTTATAACAACGAAAAGGATTTAACATATTTAAATAGGAGGAAACATTATGGCATGTGGAGGTAAAAAGTCAGGCTCTAAAAAGGGCAAAGGTGGAAAGAAATAATTGAAAAATTATGAACAAAGAAGCATTTAAATAGAGAATGCAGAGCTTAAAGTCTTACCGGGAGCAAAATCCCGGTAAAGGCTACTGGGACTTTAAATCATATGAAGAGGGTGGCGAAGTACCTCCAACTAACAAACCTACTATAATTGAACCTATACCATATAAAGGTAAACTTTATAGTGATAGATATGGTAGAAAGTATACTGAAGAACAGGTATATGACTACTATAATAATGGTACAGATGAAATTGATAGATTTACAGGTGGACCATTAGTTAGAGGATTGAAACCATTATTAGACCTAGAAGATGCTGCTAACTTTACACCAGTAGGTGATGCAGTTGCTGCATATGATGTATATGATGCTGTTAGTAATAGGGATTGGTCTGGAGCAGGTTTAGCTGCGTTAGGGTTAGTTCCGTTCATGCCGATGACTGTTAAACAGTTTAGAAGTAAATATAAAGGTATTACTCCTAAAACAAAATCCAAGGGAGGTTATGGTCATAACTTTAATACTTCTGTAAATAAAAATATAACTAATAATTAGTTAGATAATATAATTAATACTAGTGCAGAAGATCTAGCAAAACGTACTAAAGCGGTTAATCAGAGTTACAATGCAGCTGAAAGACTAATGGATGATCCAGAATATATTACTAGAGCTAATTAGGTTAAAAGACAATTTGGAGATGATTATACTACAGCATATGCTGATATAATAAATGCGTATAATGACGATCCTACAAAACTTCCTAAATTAGCTGAAATAAATGATAAGCTAAGTTCTGCTACAGGTACTATGTATAAAGACATGGATAACAACGGAGAGTTCTATTATGGTATTAATCCTAAAAGAACTAAACTAGGAAATTATCTTACAGAACATGAGTGGAGTCATTATACTGATATGTTAAAAGCTGGAGATTTACCTAGTGCAGATGCGGGCAATAATATGTTCTATTAGATGAGCAAAGATATTATTAATGGTATTGATAATAGAGATTGGTATTTTACTCAACCAACAGAACAGAAAGCTCATATGAATCAACTTAGAGAATATATGTTTAATAACGGTCACATTAGTAGAAGAGGACAAGCAGTATCTCCCAAAATGATGAAGAAGGTAATAGAAGAAGTATCAAATATAGATTCTATGAGAGAAGTAGCCAGAGCTAGTAGACAG